TATGGCATCGACCAGAACTCCCCGTAGCCGCATTTCGAGCACTGGTCCCTGTAGACTACGACTGAAGTTGTATGTCCCTCCTGTGTGATTATCAAGCTGTGGGAGAAGCACTGAAAGCACTTCAGAGGTAACCGTACAGTCGAGGCCATTGTAAATTTGACTCCTCTCAAAGGGGGTTAAGGTTTTGAAGTCGGTGGTGGAGGTGTTGATGATTTTCATTTAGTCGTCCCGCTTGATCGTATCATGATCTGTTCTCATATGTTTCCAAGCCCCCTCATCAGTATACAGTGATCCGAGAAACCCCAGTCCCTTCAACGACTCAGGCTGCAACGCATGATGCAACAGCATCGTATCGTGCTCAGCGTTAGCTACTCTGATTCCTGCTGCCCTGTAGAGGAACGCAATATCGTAGAGGCCGTTTTGGAATAACTTTCTGATGCTTCCTTCAAGGATATCTCGGATAAAATCCCAAGCTTTTTCTTCAGCATCTCGAGATCCCCAGTAATTTTTATCCTTTCTTCGAGTGTCAAGGAATGGAATAGTAAGCGCCACACTTGCTGATGGTGCGAATCCAATACAGGTAATTTGGTGGCCAGCAGTCTCAATGTCAACAGAGAGCACTTCGCAGTTGACAAGGTAAAGTCTACTGAATGCATGAAGATCCTCCAAGGTTGGTTCGATCCAGATCTCACGTTTCGGCCGACGAAGGTCAGGGAATTTCGACTCTCGAAGAGCTTTGGCTAAGTCGAGAACGACGACTGGTCGAAGTTCCCATTGACGAAGGACCGCAGCAGGGTGATATGTGGGCAATACCTTAAATCCGCTAACTGTGTGAGTTGAGATATCAGTCGTTCCCCTGAATTTTGAGATAGCAGTTTTGCCAAACATGGCCCACATAGCCGTATTTCCGAGTGCAATGATAATGTTTGGATTACATTCGAGTATCTCGTCTCCCAATCGGAGAAGTTCTGGCTCGAATTCAGATCGGATGTACTTTCCGGATCCAATTGCAGGATACCCTGGAATGGCATTTGACTTCGCTCCACAGAGGGCTTCGATTTTGTTCCACTTAGGCCGAAGGTTGAAGACGTTCGTGAGGAAGCACTCGGCTCGTCGAATTCCTGCTTCCGCAAGCATCTTCGTAAGGTGGTAGCCAGACGCTCCAACAAATGGGGCACGTTGCTTCTCCTCTTCAGCTCCCCAAGCTTCGCCAAGGATGAGGATGTTCATGATACCTCCGTGAGGAAGGGGAGCATTTGCGCTCCCCCTTGACGAAGTTAGTTGGTAACTGGTGCAGTGTACTTCACGTTAGCGTAGGTACTCTCCCCATCATCGGAGAGAACGTGTTTGACGTTAATCACAACCTCCTTCCCAACACACTCTTCGATCATATCATCCCGACTCGGACCCTTCCGCAGCACTCCAACGTCACTGAGGAACTTGTCCAAGCGACTGATTGCATCAGGAGTTGTGTAGAAGGTGATCCGTGGGCTGGTCGTTCCGCGAAGCTTCTTCGGCTCTCCGCCTTCACGCTTCGACCATTCCTTCAGCTCGCCTTCATCTACATCATCGAAGGCTTCGAGAATCTCCCCATTAAAAGTGACGTACGGAGTTCCCTTCTTCGTCGACTCATCCCTGATAGGCTGGCCCACGATCTTGACAAGGTAGGAACCAACAGGTAGGGGCTTTGGACGTTCCACAACTCCCGAATGGGGAGCATTCATAAGGGTATCCGCGAGACTGAGTTGAGGTTTTGCCATTTTACATTCTCCTGAGTTTTGGTTTCATGATTTGAGGTTTGGGTCTGAGAGTTTCAAAAATCTTCGCAAGTCCGTCTTCAACATCAAGTTGTTTCTCCATCTCAAAGGGTTTCGGATTGGCTAAGTCAAAGACCGTTGATGAGACTGTTTCTATTACACGTTTCCCTCCTGCTTTGGTTGTGTATCGGACGACGGTGTTGAAGTAGCGTGGAATCGCAGGGCTCAAAGCTGATCCGACGGCGACAGGATACCCTTTGATCTGGCCTTCGATATCCATGTACTTCACATGACTGATCACGATCACGTTGGTTCTGAAGGATTCTCCAGTGACGTAAGCGAGGACATGCTCGACAGCATCCTGTGCGCTTTTGTAAACAGCTCGTATATCATGCTTACCTGATTTCGTTTCTCCGCTGAGGGCTTCATGGAAGTCGAAGGCTGCATCAGACATGAAGGTAAGGGAGTCGAGGACGAGAATGCAATCAGGTCCCCAGTCCGCAGGTCTTCCCAAATCAACGTCGTCGTACTTCCAGTTGTCCAGCATCTTAGCAGCGGTGATGAATGCCCTTGGCTTCCCTGAAACCTTGGGTCCTTCGGAAGTTGATACCCTGTCATCTCTGAGTGTCCTGTATTCGACGTTGTTGATTTTGTCTGGGCATTCTCGGAGGACGAACTGTTTGAGAACGTCCAGTCCGTTATCAAAGTCCAAGATTCGGAGGCGATACCCCGCTGATACAAGCGAAGCCAGCGAGCCAGTTTTGCCGCTTTTTGAATCCCCCTCGATGAGCATCTTTGTTTGTTCATTGGATTGATGTTGGGCTAGGTTCGGCATTGGCGATTACCTCTGTGTAGAATGTGAGAAGGTCACCCTCCTTAACATCCGCATGGGGGCCAGTGATCTTGATGACAACTCTGTTGGGAAGTTCCACCCACCAGTCTAGTACCCTCCCATGTTGTTCAACTTTGATAACTGGGAACTTTCCAACTACGACTTTGAACCTCATCTTGGCTTCAAGTGAGTCCATTTTACCAACTCCTTATCTTGTCTTCAACGGATTCCAAGGTTCACCTCTTACAAAATCTGACTTGAGGAACTTTTCACGAACTGAGGGAGACTTCGAGCAAATCTGCCGAAACTTACAACCTCCGTACTTATCACAGGCAGTGTCATTCATCGGCCAGCTTTCAGAGGTAGCGCAACCCTTCATAACGTTAGTCCAATGCCGAAGGTCTTTGAGCCATTCCTCATTCTGATCCGCGGTACGATACGTGATACCACGGGAGAATTCGGAGAAGTCCTCCTTGACCTGAGCTACGTCGATGATGACACCTTTGATCGGAGTCCCGATTACAATCTGCCCCGCGATGGAGTAGAGGGACATTTGGTTATCAGGTTGGTACTGATCGAAGTAATACGCACTCGGCACGCTGTAGGTGGTTTTGTGATCCATCACAAATGGGTCACCATTGAACTCCACAACACGATCAAGGTGCCCACAGAGAAGGTAGGGCTGATCCGCGATGCTCCAGTCGAGTTCGAACTTGAACGACAGCTCACAAGCTGGCTTTCCATTCGACAGAATCACCGTCTTTGCTGGGTCTGTTTCCTTTGGATACTTATCCAAGTACCAAACAACCGTTCGAAGAAGCGAATCGAACGATTTAGCTCGCTCTGATTTCGAGCCTTCGGATGTATCCGGATAGTCCTTTGCGTAATCCTCAAGCCCCAGGACGACTTGATAAACCGCGTCGTTATGATCCCCACCTTCCTGGCGGACGAGATCGTAGTTGTGAAGGGCTTCATGGTAGAGTTTTCCGAAGGTTAAATGAACTGACTCCTTCTTCGGTTGCCAACCTTCGATCATGGTGTAATAGTAAAGTCGTGGACACCGTTTGAAGTACCCAATCGAGGTTGAATCAAGTGCATATTGGATCTCAGTTCCAGGAAAGAAGGGGCTAGGTGCCCCCTCTAACTCCGTTGTTTGGGTGTTAACCACCAAATATCCTCCTCATTGCATACGACGCTTCCTCAAGTGGGCTCACGTGTCGAACGACAACATGAACAGGAGGAGCAGGACGATGGACGATAACAATCCGAGTAGGACGTGGGAGGGGAAGGGGGACTGCTCGACCACGTTCCGTCGGTGGCCAAGGAATCCTCCGGACGGCAAGGTGGCTTTGAAACGCACGTTGGAAATCCACGAATTGCAACGGAGAGTTGGGGAAGATCTGTCGATACGACATATAGTAGTTATGCCCGTTGCATCTCGGATCCACTCCACACCAAGTCTGCCATGTATCTCCTTTCGCTTGGTCTGAATCAGTGTCAGTCTTCTCATGGGACGCGATAGCGATTCCAATTGCCGCAACAATTGCTATGCTCGAGAGCAGACAAATCCTCATCATCGTCATTTCCTCTGGCTAAGATTGAAGGTTTTACGCTCTACGAATTAGCTTTGGCTTAGGTGGTAGGGAGTCTCGAAAGGTCTTCAGAACTTCAGCTTTCTGTTCGTCATCATCGTTCTTTGGTTTCTTTCCTCCTTTGTACAACATCCGTTGGCGTCGGATATCCTCGATGTAAAGCTTCCTCTCCTTTGGAGTTGGAACGTCCCCCTCTCGAAGGCG